CATAAAAATTATCACTATATCCATCTTTTTGAGACACAAAATGAGGATAAAAACAATACCATTTATCTACTCTTTGTAAATGATTCGTATATTCATCTATATTATAAGAATTGTTTTCCTTATTTTCTATCTTTAATTCCATTCCTTCATAGTAATTTTTTAAAAGTGTATCATAATAATGATTCTTTATGATATAAGAATGACTACAACATGCATAATTAATATGAATTAATTCTTTATTAATAAATTCATATTGATTATCTCTTACCCATGCTCCTAAATATAATACATCATAATCATAATTGATATATTTATGAATCATTTCTTGGCATTTTTCTGTCTGTCGAAAGACTATATCATCCTCAAAAATACATACAAAAGGATAGTCTCTTTCTTTCGCTAATTCAATACATCTTATATGGGATTTTACACAACCCACTAAACCTATTTCGTGCTTTATCGCTTCGAATCTATTTGGTTTGAAAATACCGAATCGGTTTAATTCTTTGATCGTATTTTCATTTTTCTCAGTCCTTTCACTTAAATTAATATAAAAATGATATTTTTCAATTGAATCCATTTCTATTTTATCACCATAATAGTTTTAAATTAATTTACGATGGTAGTGTTGGCCACGATATATTAGATACTTCACCAGTTTCTAAATTTATAGTTGGATTCTGTGTTGTTATATCTCTTAAATTTTGTCTGTATGTTAGCCATGCATTTTTTATAGTATCATTAGGGTGTGGGAAATCGGGTAAACTATAACGATCACTTTCATTTAATAATCTATCTCTTTCCATTCTTAAATGTTCGTAAGAAAATCTATTTATCATTTCTGTATTTTTTACTTGAATTTCGCTTTCGGTAGGTTTACTGTATGTATTATTTGTTGACCAAACTAATGTAGAATAATCATTCTTAGTTACCGTGAAAAAACTATCAGGACATAATTCGTGAATTATTTGTGTATAATCAAAAGTAGTAATAGACATTTATTTAATATAATATACAGAATATAATTTATTATTTAAGATTATTCATATCCTGTATTATAATGAAGGCCATGCTCTTCCGATACACCGGGTACATGTTCCTCTATCCAATGCGTAGTATCTTGGTACGCGCCGTCGCGATACCAATATGCTGGATAACCACTCGCTTTGATACGGAAAGTTAAATGATAAGCTTGCCCTATAGTTAAACCTGTCAATGTATGCATGATTTTAACCGGCATTTGTGGTCCATTTGCGTAGAGAAATCCTTTATTTGTATGACCATAATAGGCTGAACCTGAATTCCAGTCATATATTTCGTAATACATAACTCGATTATTTGGTCTTAATCTACCCATAATCAAACAACAAGTTATGATTGTTCTTTGTGCGGTGTATTTAATTCTGAGCTCTGTAGGTATTTCTATGTAACTTGTACTATATGTTTGAGTGGCATAACTCGTACTTATAACTTTTCTATAAAGAGCTAAACCTGGGGCATGAACAAGTCCTGTGGTTGTTAGGACACCTGAAGAAGGATTGTAAGTTAATCCTGTGTCTGTTTCTATACCCTGCGTTCCTGTCGCGCCGTCGACAAAGGTTAAATACGTTGTTTCACTCGTTGAATTGTTTGCAGAAGCAGTTATATTCGTGGCTAGTGTGGCTGTGGCCGCATTACCTGTACATGAACCAGACGAACCAGACGAACCCGATGTATTTTGATTCCCCCCAGAATTCACTCCCGGTAAATTTATATTCGCTGCACCGTTAAACGATACACCACCGATTGTTCTCGCGGTAGTTAATGTCGCCGCACTCCCTGTAGTATTTTGATTTAATGTTCCTACTGCTAAATCGATAGTATTATCAGCGTCTTGATAAGTCACTGTAATCCCTGTTTCAGTATTTGATGAGAACATCGCACCAACTGTATCAGATATTACCTCTGAAAATGCAGTACCATTCACAGTTATCGCATCTGCTTCCAATGTTCCATCGATATCAACATCACCGCTAATATCCAAACTGGTTGCTTCTATTTCGCCACTGGCTTTAAAAATAACATTATCTCCGCCACCAACCTCAAATGTGATCTGATTATCCGTTCCAAATTTAATCTGATTATCCGCGTCTCTTCCGACAACTAAAGAAGCATTTATTACAGATGTAATTGCTGTTTGTGCGGGAGTAATCGAAAAGGTTGTTGAATCTAATCCGAGACCATTTCCCCCACTATAAGTTGTATTTGTATCTGTCGCAGCAATTGTGAGTGTATCTCCACTCATGCTTGTGGTTACATTAGTTCCCCCCGCAATGGTAAGTGTATCTCCAGGAGTTATTGCTGTAGATCCACTATCTCCAGCAACTGTTGTATCAGATACTACAAAATCCATATTGTTATTCGCATCATCATAAGTGATAGAGATGCCTGTTTTTGTTCCGGCAGTTGCGACTAATGGACCCGCAATATCTTGTACTTGTTCAGTAGAAAGCTGTGTATTTGTATCTGTCGGTGTCTGCCAAGAACATGTCCCATCCCCATCTTCTCTTAAAAATTTTGATCCACCTGATTCACCTGTAGATTTCAATTCAGTTCCTTCTAAATCACATGATATGGTTAAATCATAAGGATCTCCATCTGTTCCATTGTTTGTATCCGTCCAATTAATATCAATGCCTTCCCCTTCAACAAATTTTACTTCTTTTCCTTCGGTAATTGTTACTTCGGTGCCATCACCATCTTCCAATACAAAGCCGGAACCCATCGTATTATTTGTTGTCACTGAACCACCCAATGATATCGCTGAACCATCTATCGTGATACTACTATTTGCTAGTTTACCATTCGCTATGGATCCCGCGAGTTTACCATTCGCTATGGAGCCCGCAAGCATATCATTTGTTACAGAACTATTCGGTAATTTAACTTTTCTCTTTGTACTAGCATTATCTTTATCTGATAATTCTAAATCACCATCACCATCAATTGAAAATTTTGTGGCGCCAACAAATATACTACCACTTGACACATAAATATCTCTCCAAAGAAATGATGCATTACCTAAATCATATGTATTATCCGCAGAAGGGAGGATATTACCCGCCATCTCTAAATGACCACCCGCAAATGTTAATTTATTTAAAGCATGTGTAAGTGTTATATCCCCATTATTAAAATTAATAACTGATCCACTCTCTAAAAATAAATCAGACCACATCAGAGAAGTATTTCCTAACGCTGCACCATCACTTGTTACGGGTGCTAATAAATTGGCGGCCATTTTTATTTCATCCGTTCCATTCAGTCTAAATATCATTTCATCGTCTGTAGAGAATTTTACCTGATTATCAGCATCTCTTCCAACAACTAAGGCAGTATTTAATATCGATGTAATTGTTGTCTGTGCAGATGTAATAGCCATATCATTTTCGTTCGCTGTAATACCATCACCACCTATCACATTTAATACTGAATTTGCTGTTGTTAAACCAGATCCAGCGAATAATGTAGCCAAATCTGCTAATGATTCTTTTGCTGCTGTTCCCGTTGCACCACCATCTAAAAATAATATGTAATCACCATTCACAATAGCCGCCTCTGATGCCTCACTCAAATCTACATCTATCGTTGGACTCGCACCTTCCCCTGAATTATTTTGTAAATCAATTAGAGTTCCCGCTGTTAAACTTGCTACATAGTTTCCTGTTGTATGATTCCCTAATGTTATAAGGTTATCTAATGTTGTAGCCCCTGTTCCTCCACTCCCTACGGGCACTGTTCCACCTGTAACCTCTTGCCCTGATATACTTAAATAGTTCGTATTAGCGAGAGTCACATTTGTAGAATTATCAGTCCCTGCTGCGTCTACTCCCAATGCGGTCCTAGCTGATCCAGCTGAAGTTGCCCCTGTTCCTCCACTCCCTACGGGCACTGTTCCACCTGTAACCTCTTGCCCTGATATACTTAAATAGTTCGTATTAGCGAGAGTCACATTTGTAGAATTATCAGTTCCTGCTGCGTCTACTCCCAATGCGGTCCTTGCTGATCCAGCTGAAGTTGCCCCTGTTCCTCCATCTCCTATAGCCAATGTCCCTGTGATACCTGTTGCCCCTAGATTTAATGATAATTTTGCAGTCTCTATTACTATCCCACTGTTACTTTTAGCATCAACAGATAATGTATTCCCTGATTTTTCTAAACCATCTCCCGCAGTTATCTGACCAGCCCCAGAAAATTGAGTGAATGCTATAGCGGTTGATCCAATTGTTATACTATCATTTGTAGTTAATACAAATCCAGCATCAGCATTGAGGGCACCGGCTTCAATAAAAGTAAAGGCACCACCACTTACTTCATTATCGCTATCAAAATCTGACGCCCGTGTCCATCCACCACTCTGAACTAAATAAATACCATTTTGCGAACCTGTACTTTGATCTTTTACTAATACACGATTTCCAGCGACAACACCAACGCCATCAATTGTTTGGGTCCCTGATAAGGATATATTTCCCGTTGTCGCAATACGACATGATTCTTTGACATCTAAACCCAATATATCTCCATATTCAGAAAATAATAAATTCGTTGTATTTAATACAATATTATTCGTAGTTAATTGAAACAATTTATCACCATGATATGTTCCTTTTTCTATAAAAACAAATGAATTTGGTACACATGTTTCATTACTATTCATGTCTGTAGATCGTGACCATTGACCCGTTGAACATACATATATACCATTCTCATAACCATTATTCTGATTTTTTACTAATACACGATTCCCAGCAGTGACAGAAACAGAATCAATCGTTTGCTCTCCCGATAATGTTAGATTGGCAGTTGTCGCTACCTCACAAGATAATTTTGGATTGATTGTATTTACATATTGCTCTGCTTTAGATAAACTCTTGAATAGGCTATTTGACATCCGTGTTATTATATAATTTATAATTTATATTAATAAACAAATGCAAGAATATCTAGAAAAATATAAGTATCATATTGGTGGTTCTGGCGTTGCTCTCATAATAGCATACATGATTTATAATACATTTACCAATAAAGATGAAGATTTAAATCAAGATAATAAATCATCTATTATCATTCAAAAAGAACCCGATAATAAATTTGTGAAAGCAGAAATATCTCATGAAGAATTTTTAGTATTCATGAAAACCTTAAAAGGTGAGTTACAAAATCTAACAAAATCATTAGTAAAATTTAATGCGAATCAAATCAAAAATAAAGAATATCTTGACTTTAAAAAAAATCTCTTTACAAAAGATATCATAAAAAAAAGTATCTTAGTTGATTCAATATCATCTTACAAAGAGGGACAAAAAACATCAAACTATATTGTGAATTTCGGAGGTAGTAATTCGCCAGAAGTCTATAAAAATGTTATTGGATTTCGCCTAGTGAATGCTATCATTCCTTATACTGTTTATACTGTTAATGATAATAATAAAAATATTAAAATAGAAAGCACACCATTTGATTTAGTTCCTGGATCATACACTTTTGTTCAACTCGGTAATCATTTACAAACTCAGATTAATGCTTCAGCTCTCACTGGATATACTGTGACAAGCGATACAACAACCTTTAAATATACTATTAGTCATGCGTCATCATTTACTATTAAATGGTCAGAAGTAACTGGATATTCATATCGTTTATTCGGTTTTGAAAAAGAAGATACATCTGGTTCTACCAATACATACACATCAACACATTCAGTTGATCATAGTATTCATTATGCAGATTTAGTCGTTGATGAAATACCTAGTATCGCATGTAAAATGAGTAGTAAAGGGAAACAAATTATAGCCAGGATACCCTTCAATAATTCATCCGGTGGTTTAATTTATTACAGAGCCCCCGAAGGAGAATTACAAACAAGTAATTATTTTTATCCTATGAAACTGAGTTCATTAAGTATTCAATTGTTTGATGATAACGGAAATGAATATGATAGCAATAATGGTGATAATTATTTTGAATTTGAAATCACAATCGTTGAAAATACAGAATTATTTAAATAAATTATTTACTAGGCACTTGATATTTTAATTGTGCCGCTTGCATTCCATAAAGCACCAGCGGAACTTGGATCAGCCGTTGGTAAACCAGTAAAAGTAATATTTCCGCCAGCACTTAATGTTATTCCACCGGCAGTTGAAGTAATTGCCATTGCATCTGCCGCATTTCCACCTGTATTTGTTAATGATATTTTTTCTGATCCGGCAGTTCCATGAGGTGCCAATACCATTTCTGTTGCTCCAGTTTTACCTAACGTTAATGTTTTGCCATCTGGCAGTGATTGACCCATTCCGACAGAACCTAAAGAAGAATCAATACTTACATTCCCCGACGCATCTATATCTAAAGCACCAGTAGAATCAATATCAGATGTTATTGTCTTCGATGTTTTACCATTAAATGTTTTCATTTATATTATTGATATAATAATATTTAATTATTCACGCGAAACAATTGAAAATTCAGAAATAAATCTTGCATTTTGTTTAAGTAATATTACACCAGGATTTGTAGCAGTAGATATAGTGAAAGTATAAGCACCAAAACCCCCACTAGATGTTACTGTAAATACAATATCTACTCCTGTAAATTCACTTTCTGTTAATTCTTCTTCCGCAGTAAAAAAGATAGTACTAGCATTCAGTCCTGTATTTGTTAAAATACGTGTAGATGCTCCTGTAGCTTTACCGGCGCCACCCCCACCAGCGACGATACTAGATAATATATCTCCAGAGATTAGAGCACGAGCAGTTGTTCCACCCCCAGCTGATCCCCACGTATCTATTCCCGTCAAAGCATAAGTATATTTTGTATCTTTTACTTTACCGTGAAAAATAGACTCACCAATTAAATCGGTAATTTTACCACTAATACTATGTAATTTACAAGGGTTAATATCACAGATATAATTAAATTTCTTCCCTTTATGAACAACTGTCCCGAAATAATTATCAATATTATTATTATCATTCGGTATCACGATACCACCTTGAATAATATTCCCGGCGGAAGAAGTTGATGAAGCAACACCCGAATTTATATTAAATTCATTTATCTTTAAAACAAATGCTGAATGGCTATGAGTATCCCCTAAATTACAATTGAATGTTAAGAAATTATCTAAATAGATTTCACTATGTTTATCTATAATTAATGGTTCTCTTAAATCTATTTTAAATTCTGTCCCTGATCCTAAATGTGTATTATCACTATCATTAAAATCAACTATTAATGTTTTTTTACGATTTCTATTATTATTGTAACCACTATTCTGATACATATCAAAACCACTCATATTTATATATAGTTATCTATACATTTTATTTATTTAAATAACGTATTTTTTTATCTATCATTTAATAAATGGTTAATGTAATTTGTTGTGGTAATCAGGATAGAGCGACTAAAACATCTGAAACTCACCCCAATAGACCCCCCCACAGAACAAGAAGTTGTTATACAACGACAAATCAATTTGAGTGGCAATCCTGTGATACTGAATCGGATAGTGCATGCCTCGGGAAAGGGGGGTGCGACGCGTGTAAACCAGATGGACTCGGCGGATATTGTCAAGATGAATCAGGCGGAGTTCATATTTCAACCGGTAATAAATTCACAGAGCTAAAAGGGAGCGATTTAATAGATAGAATGAGAAGAGGATCGGATAGTCGCGGTTCTGATACAGATATTGAAATCAGGCGAGCCAGTCGTGATACTGAAAGAAGAATGACAAATAAGATAAGAGAAATGCAACTTATGGGTCGCGATCCATTACCATCTTACCGGTCTGCTGATAATACTTCTCATGAATTTGTTTCCGATTATATGTCTAATATGGGTCTAGGACTGGGTTTTTTTATCATATTCTTCGGTTCATTAATCTATATGATTGAAAATAATCTTTTGAAATTATAAAATTGACTTAAAGTTTTTTTTGATATAGTATATTATAAAATATGAGCACGACAACTGAACCGAATTACAAGGATTTTGATGCCGCGGTGACCAAGCTTCGCGCTTTTTTTAAGAGTAAGGGTTTTGTAGAAGTTCATACCCAAGATAAATTAAGTATCCTCGCCGCGTGCGAAGATCCAACCACGATGAGCACATATAACTATGCTGGGAATGTCTTCCCACTCCCTCAGACTGGTCAGATGTGGCTAGAAAATTATCTTCTGGAACATCCTGAAGAACAAGGATTCTTTTGTTTATCAACTAGTTACAGAAATGAACCCAACCCGATACCTGGGAGGCACGATCTTATCTTCCCGATGTTCGAGTTCGAGAGTAAGGGTGATATGAATGATTTACTACAACTTGAGAAAGAACTTCTTGAGCACCTAGGTTTTAGTAAGGATATGTATCCAAATAATGAATATCCCGAGGGCGATTATGAAGACGTTGCCAAGAAATACGAAGTTGACCTTCTTGAACACGAGCATGAAACACAATTAGAAAAGGATTACGGACCTGTATATTTCCTCAAGAATTTCCCCGAACGGACGAGCCCCTTCTGGAACATGGCGTTCTGTGAGGGAGACCCAACCCACTCCAAGAAGATTGATGTTATCATTCATGGTGTAGAGACAATTGGCTCGGCACAAAGGAGCTGTGATAAGGAGGCCATGAGGCACACTTTTAATACGATCTCGGACGGAGGATACGCCGCCACGCTTTACAGCAACTTTACGAAGGAAAGAGTTCAGACTGAAATGAATCTTTTCTTAAGCAAGGAATTCTTCCCTCGCTTCGGAGGAGGTATTGGTATGACTCGCATGGTTAGGGCTCTTAAGATGTCTAACCTTATCTAGGCGAATCAGGTGATAAACTATCAACTAATATCTTCGTTCCATCATCCTGTTCTTCTATGAACTTATCTTTTTCTTCATTCATTCTTAGAGGATGGAATGTATATTTTTGACTTAATTTATCACATAGATCTAGCCATTGTTTCGTAGGAATCCTTGTTCCCTTAGGTTTACCTTTCGGTCTTCTATTATTAATTATCCGTTCTATATCTGATTGTGTTTTATCTGGATCAACCTTCGCATAAAACTCACTTAAAATCTTAACTTGGTCTTCAAAAGATAATTTTTTCGGTTGTTCGGGAGCAGGTTTGGTTACCGTTTTTTCAGGAGCCGTTAGCGCCAGTAATTGCTCGAGTTGAATTCTCTCAAGAGCATCACCAAGTCCTTCTTTCCTAGGAGACTCATCCTTAGGTTTTATTAATATTTTTTTCCATGAATCAGTTAATTCAACAAATTCTGGATCATTCGTAGTATTTTTCTTAATAAATGAACCATGTTTTTCTTGGTCTTTTCCTTTCCAAGGATTGGTTTTTTTTTTAATACCTTTCTTATTAGTGTAAGTATATGATTTTTGCAACACGGTAAATAATAATGATCCCCACTTAGTCCTCTTATTCAGATGTCTAGCGATTTTTCTATAATCATTTCTCGTTAGAATACCCTCATGCGTTTTAAAATGCTCTAGGACCGCATCACCTAATAGATCATCATCAGTTGTATCTTCTTTTTCATCAGTATCTTCTAATTTTATTTTTTCATGCTTAATCACTTTAGGTTTCTTAATCATGATGAAATCTGTATTGGGTTGTCTTAATTCAATAATCATATCAATGAACTCTTGATTTTCGTTTATTAAGACAGCATATTTCTTTCTTAGACTAATCTTTTCAGGAGCAGATAATTCTTCAGTCTCTAATTCTCTCATTATCTTTTTCTTCGCTAAAGAATTCTTATATCTTTTCTCAGATAAAGTCTTTAATGTCTCAATATGTTCATTCAAAGCATTCGTCTCAATATAATCGTCAATTAATCGTTTTAATGATTCAGATGCTCCTTTTGCATTCTCAACTTGTTTCTCTAAATCTGATTTAACATCTATTTTTAATGAAAGCTTTTGTAAATCATATTCAAGAATATCATCGTTCTTATAATCAAATGATCCATTTATCTGTTCGTCATAAACTTTCTGTAGATCGCGAAAGTTTATATATTTCGGTAACTCAATTGTATACTGAGGACCACATTTCTTATCTTTACTATGCTTAGGACCACATGAAAAAGTTAATTTATCATCATCAATAATGAATCTTTTTTTTGATGCACAACCTGGACACTGTAAGTGTTTCTTTGTCTTTGTTTGGAACTTAAATAAATCGCCGTAAAATTTACGGAAATAAGTATCATATTCTTCATCTAATTCCGTCATTTTATATATACTATAGTATAAAAATATATGGCGAGAAGAACTAAAAGGAGGCGCAGTCAGAGAAGAAATAAACTATATTTTATCAGTAATTGTATCATAAGTAAGTAATATATATAATATACATATCATCAATAATCCGACAAATATATTGGAATACTTGTTATCTTCTTTAAATGCTACTCTTACGTAAAAATACGCCAGCATCAGGAAGATAATTATTTTGAACGACTTAATTATATGTTCATTTCTCTTATATATTTCTAAATTATTTTCTTTGGAATACTCAATCCAATACATGATAATCATGCCAATTTGACCTAACATGCATAACAAATTCAAGTTAATATTTTCACCCGAGAAAGTGACCCTATACTTTTTATGAAGGACAAATGTAGTTAGTATGAAAAATATTAATAATGAACTATGTCCTATATTTCCAATTATCGGAACATAAACCCTTTCCCTATGGACTTGACTTCGCCTTAGAAAGAATGCTAGAGCGATAAAAATATGAGCTGAAAAATACAAGATCTTTTCTAAGTTGCCATCATTTATTTTTTTATAATATGAGGCACCTAATAATCCGTGCGAAACAACACCAAAAATGAAAATAAATGAGATGAAGTCCATATACTATAGATTATTTAATATTTTCTTTAACATACTCATGAAATCCTATAATTGTATTCTGAGTTTCTAGTTCCGTCTTTTCACGTTCTATATATCTCTGATAGATACATAATCCCCCAATACATAAGATTAAGAATCCAACAAAATTGATCATTAAAGAATTATCTGAGGGTTTGATAGATAGTTCAGGTTTCTTCATAATCTTCAACTTCGGCTTCGGTTTATCAAACCAAGCCGGATCAACTAATCTTGGTTTAGCATACATCTAAAGTAAAATATGATAGAAAAATAAACTACTAATTTAACAAATAATTATCAGAATCTTTATTCCGAACGACTAACACATAATAAGAAAATAAACCAATCATCGTCGTAACTAACCAATAGGGGAAAACGGTTTCACCCTGATTAAGACCGAAACATTTGAATTTACCTTCTTTGTCAAACATCTTCTCATGCTTCAACTGATATAAAGCATAACAAGATCCTAAATAAATGACAATCGCCATAATTAGATTTTCATCGAAATCAAACATCTTTTCTATAACTCTAGATAATATTTTCTTACCTAGGGAACTTACCTAACCGAATCCATTTGTTACACATCCACTTTTCACCCTTTGTCGGTGGCAATCCCGCATGCTTTGATATCTCTTTACGACCCTTTAAATCATCATTCAAATTAAAAAATAATACCCCCTTACCCTTCTGCGGTTTAACTTTCTTACCCATTAATGGGAAATCCGTTTCACCCGACTCCATATCATCATTCAAATACAAAATAAATGTAGCGAACCGAAATCCACCTTTCTTATAATCCTCATCACATCTCGGGTCCTTCTCAGGATCACACGCATCCCAATGAGCCTTATACTCCTGACCCGGTTGATAATGAACAACTTGTAAGTCTTCATAGTTCTCGGGATTTATACCGATGAGTCGTTGTATTCTATCATCAATTGATTTCATTAATGGATCAGCTGAATTACTCAAGAATGTATTGCGACTGGTCCGAGAATCATGATAATCATTCATCTTTGAATCTCCAATAACAGTAGATCTTTCTACTTTATCCTTACTTAACTCAATAATTTTATCACATTCTCCATCCGTCAATAAATTAGGAAATTCATATATCTGATCTGTATCATAATTATCAATACATCTTAAAACTTCTTGTGATATTACATCTGAATTAGTCTCTCTTAAAAATAAAAAATACATAACAGCAATGGCAACAATGACAGCAATGCCAACAATGATAGTCAAATTAATATTCTCTTCCTCAAATAATTTACTGAAATAATCTTGAATTTCATTTAAATTGTCACTCATTATAACTTATGGTGGGTAATTTTATTATTAAATAACCTTAATCTTTGGAAATGATTGTTCCAAATCTTGTTATTTAGGATTTAATCTTCATCAATGACTTCATGATATAATATGCGTTCAAATTGCTTTCCGCCGCCTAACAATATAGATGATAACTGAGATGCTTCTGGCCATGACGATAAATCTTCATCATCATCATATTCTGTCCAAAGTAGAGACTGGTCGAGCTTCCCAATCTTCAACGTTTCAAGTTCTCTGTGGGCATGTGGTCCCTTCCCCAAGGTTTGAAATGTAACAATCAATTTATGATTTTCATCACCACTAAGTTCCAGTCCCTCTATATAATCAGGGTCCTCCTCATAGTAGGATAGATCCAGCGCCCAAGAATTACCTGGATCTAATAAATTTATCTCCGGCGGACTCATATCGTCTCGCATTTCTGACGGAGAGGTCTCATCTGGGAAAATTGAAACTCTGAAATCATTTGTTCCGCAGGCAATTATTCTGTACACCTTACATGGTTGCCACAGACCATCCAAGTCACACCAGATATTTGGGCAAGGGTTTGCCAACTGATCTGGACTCCCTCCGAATAATGTTTTGAGGGAGTCCAGGTCAGTTGGTTTCGGATTGCGCACGACTCTAACAATATCAAAGCAATTCTCATCCCCCAATAACCCTGATAATCCATGATTTACAATTAACTCGGTCAGGGTCCGCCTTTCCTCCAATTGACCAAAAGCGGGCAAAACTTTTCCACTAATAGGCGGAGCCGGGACAGGATCCATCAGCGTCAAACGTTTTTGAATGTACGCTAACAAATATTTTACTTTATATTCATTTCTTACTCCAGAATTCCATTTTCTATGATAAAAAATAAACATACACATTAATTTCATAAATGAAAGTAATCTCACATATAATTCTATAAATTTTTGAAATGAATCTGAATCTGAATCTGAATCTGAATCTGGATCTGAATCTGAATCTGAATCTGGATCTGAATCTGGAGGATCTGGAGGACCTGGATCTGAAGGACCTGGAGGATTCTTGTACATTTCGTAAAAATAATCCACGAGCACCTTCTGCGCCACATCCATAGTGGGAAATATGATACTTGTTGAGCCGTCGTCCCACCTCCCGACAACCGTATCAGTGTCTGAGAGATCTATCACTTCCTTCGTCGCCTTATCTACTCGATATTCTTTACCCAAGGCCCAGACTGTTATTCTCTCATCTGTATCCTCCAAGACGGACGCCTTGATGTCGTATTTTAAATAAAATTGGCTCCTAATAAATAATTCCACAAATTCACGCAACTCAATACGTTCAAGTTCTTCATAAATATGTTTATAATGGCTCCTATATTCTGCCCACTTTTCTTCCACGAACGGGAACCAACCTCTACAATAACATTTATTCTCATGATAAAATATATTTGCTTTTTCTATGATAGATGCGAAACATATTCTCCCTGTCAAACTATCAATTTTTATTCCTTTAAGAGATCTTTGTGTTGAATCAGGTCTCTGCGAATTGGCCGCGATCACCTGGTGCACTGCGCCGCGTAGACGGGCCCGCTGAGGAGAAAGGGCCATAGGCGCTGCCGCAGCCCCCGGCACAAGCCTCGCCGCAAGATCCCCAACATGCGTTTCATGATTATCATTGAAATCATATATAAATTCTTCCCCAAATAACATTGACTTTGCTGCTCCAATATGTTCACAAGGGTTATTCCCCATTACTTGTAAAAATACCGATACAGAGAACAACGCATCATAATCAGGAATATCTCTTGGCATATGTTCTTCCTTTCTGTCTAGAAGAGATTCAACCCCACCAATATAATCAATATGATCTACTCCTTGTTTGACATCATGTAACCATCCCACCTCATAACACACACGTGATAATTTAACTACCACGGGAGTTGGTTCTGGGGGATCCTCACCCATATCAGGTTCAGGTTCCAACTCTAGACCCTCACCCACATCAGGTTCAGGTTCAGGTTCGTCATCGGGCGCATCACTTAGGCGTGCTATCAATCCATTAAATTCAGTTTGACACTCAACGATAGAGAGAGGGGTTGTAAAATTCACCTCATACACATCACTTATAGAAATAGACTTCTCGGCAGAATGTAACTTATTTCTTAATAAGCTTTGCAATTTTATACGCCGAATTTCAGTATTATAGTCAGGTGGGACATCTTCCTGCTGATTTGGTATGGCTACAGTTTCGTCTCCTTCCTGAAGAGAAGAATTAAATGATTCAAATAAATGGACACATATTGATTCGGGAATCATTTTCATTAATTCAAATAATTTCTGGGTTATTTTCTTCTTTATAGATTTAACAGACCGGCCTTTAAGAACAGCATGTAGTTTTCCAGCTGTGTCCAATATGTTTTCCAGTTGCTTTTTGTGTTCCAGCCGGCGGCGCAGGCGCCTCCAACGAGCGTCGCCTCGGTCCCCTTCGTCCCCTTCGTCCCCTTCGCCAGTATAAATTGTCGCCCACTTGACAGTAATGTCCTCGGCAAATGCCTCGGCTGTTTGTAATTCTAGACCAGAACTGATTGCTCCTTTTAAATTTTCGCTGCTAAATGTATCCACATCCACCGGTGCGCTAAAAAAACGGGATATTAGGTCTAAACATTGTTCATGTAATTCTGTAGCTCCGTCTGAGAGGACGGCAATAACTACGCTTAGATTATCAACTAAATACTTTAAAAAACTATTCACTACAAAATTCCTCAAAAATCCCATAATGTTTTCAAAGAGCTTCACTAGCCCGGTAGGACCTTGTAATAAATATGATACATTATGAATGATGCCTTTTGATATATTCGTTGCTAACTGAATATCATTAACATAATCATCGTCAAGAAGAGCGAAATCGTCTTCCTTAAAGATATGTGATAATAAATAATTAATAAAGTTTTGCATTGCATCTTTTGATGCCTGACTGGATGCTATAATTTTGATTGCAACCAGGAGCAATGGTATAAATCCTCCATTTTGTATTTTCTTCTTCTTTCTATTAAAATTGCCTGTTCTTCGCCGTTTTGTTCTTCGCCGTTTTGTTCTTTTGTTCTTCCTGTGAGCGCTTCTTTTATATATTTTTTTACGATTACTATTAAGTCGTCTATTATTTATTTTGGATCGTTTTTTTTTTTTGAGCGTTTTATCATTTCTTTTAGAATTGCCCCTTATGATTTTTTTCGTCCTTTTAGTCATATTATATATTAATATATATATAAATATATAAATATAATCATTTTTTCTGAATCA